AACACCTGGAATGTCCTGGTCGATACGCCGGTTATATCGGCAGGTTTTCGTCGCTGCGCATTTCGTAATAATAGTGGTTCTCTCGGGCGCGGTTTAGCTATCAACGGCAACCCTTTTGCCACGACGCCGCAGACATTCAGTATCGAGGGCTGCGAATTTTCTGGCAACGCGTCGGATGGCTGCGGTATTTATCAGGCGGCATCGCTCAGGATCACGGGTTCGCGTGCGTTTAATAATCTGGGATGTGGTATCGCCGCATCCGTATTTGGCGCACCAGCAGGCGGGAACGTCGATCAGCAGGTGCTGATCCAGGGCAATATGTGCTGGGGGAACCAGGTTGACGGCATCAACCTGGGAACTTTCAATCCAAGCGGAGCCAATCCGCCAGTATACTCGCTTGGCAGCCCATCGGTGCTTAATGCGTCAGTACTCGACAATATCGTCTGGGCCAATAATTCCTATGGAATTCAGGCCTACGGCGATTATTTGGACATCAGCGGGAACCAGGTCCTTCAACCGACGCAAGGCTTGGGCGGCATAGTGATTGCCGCGCGCTATTCGCGCGTGCAGCGCAATACGCTCAATGTGCCGGGTGCTTACATCGGAATCGACTCTGGCGGATGTTATGATTGCGACATCGCCGATAACAGCATCACCGGATCGACGATCGGTATCAACCCGGGGGGATCCCAATTCGTAACAGTCAGTAGCAATAAGGTTAGAGGCTGCCAGATTGCGATGTCGATTTATGACGTCGAGGCAGATGGCTATGGCGTGGCGTTTCCGGCACCGGTTTCCTGTCTGACCATTGAACGTAATACGCTGATCGTTTCATCCGGAGGAACCGGTATATCCGTGCTTGATGGCGCGGTGGGCGTCGCCATTCTCGAAAACCGTTTCCAGCCGGCCAATAGTGGGGTTACGGCCAACCAGGCACTGAGCTTACGCACGGCGACCACGATCCTGCGCGGTAATACCTGGAACAGCCTCGACCGGACCGACCTCAATCCGAATACGCAGAATTTGCTCGAAATCCCGGATGTATTTGATACGATTCGAATCCCGGCAGGCGGAGAGGTTGTTGATAGCCTCGTGCCCGTGAGTGTGGCGACAACAGCGGGCCAAGTTTCCTTCATTACCGTCAGCAATAGCGGCAGTGGCTACTCGGCGGCTGCTGTTGCAATCAGCGGTACCGGGAGTGGCGCTGAGGCTACGGCGATGATCTATGGCGGTAGCATTATCGGTTTTCGGGTCACCAACAATGGCACCGGTTACAGCGCAGGTACAACGACCTGTGTCATCAGCGGTGACGGGACGGGAGCAACTGCCAGTGTGACTGTTGGACTCCCGTTGCAGCAGAACCGACGCATTCGGCTATTGGTGGAGGCGGGGACAACCATTAAGCAAATCGGGCAGACAATGACACAGTGGAACACCACGCAACGGGATCTGGTGGTTGAGGCGAACAGCGTTATCGAGTGCGGCGAAAACAACGGTGCCTGGGTGCTTTCGGGGTTCTACCCGGCTGCCTTGCTACAGTCGGTGGCGAGCGGCGATATCACTCTGGCCGCTCCAAGCGGGAGCAATGTCTGGCTGCAACCTGGGTCGGGCGGCAATGTGATACTGCCAAATCTTCCAACGTCCCCTACCGGCCTTGCAAGCGGCGCCGTGTGGCGCCAGGGCAATAGTCTAAACATCGTTTAGGAGCGGACATGGCTGCCTATCACCTGATCGTCCACAATCCCTTCGGTGCCTATCAGAAGGGCGCCCACATTCGTGACGCGGCGGAGGTGGCGCGGGTTCTAGCCAGCTCGAACCGCGTGAATGTTCATCGGATAGCGCCGGTCGGCGAGCCGGTACCGTCCGCGCCCGCCACGGAGAAACCGGCATGACAATCTTTACATTGGGTCAGACCAATACGGCTGCCCTGACAGTCCCGAATGTCTATGTCGCGATCGTTCCACCACAGATCACTTATATCAACGGCGTGCCGAGCGGCGTCCTCGGGATGGTTGGCAGCGCCACCTGGGGCCCGGTTGGCGCGCCGACAACTGTGGGTAGCTATGGCGAGTTTTTAACCAATTTCGGCACGCTACAGCCGCGGCGCTATGATCTCGGTACTGCAGTGGCTGTCGCCGTGCAGCAGGGCTGCAGCAACATGATTTGCGTCCGGGTGACCGATGGCACGGACAAGGCCGCATCTTATGCGCTTGGGTATGTCAGCCCGAATTACGGCGCGCTTCTGACCAGTCGGTACACTGGGTCCTATGGCAATGCCACCGGTATCATCATGGGCGGAGGGTCGGCGGCTTCATCCACCAAACTCACGCTGACATCGCCTGGTGCGCCGCCTGAAATATTCGACAATATTCTCGGCAGCGGACCGACCTTCTGGATCAATCTGGTCAACGCCATCAATAACGGGTCCGGGTTGCGCGGGCCGTCGCAGTTGGTGGTGGCGACGTTGGGATCAAATACATCTGCCCCGATACCGTCGTATCTGCCGACGGCCAGCCAGACGCTGCAGAGCGGCGCGGATGGTGCTGGTGGTGTTGATACGGCTCTCCTGCTGGGGGTCGACGGGAACGTGCGCACGGGCATGTATGCGTTGCGTAGCAAGGGCTGCTCGGTCGGCATCCTGGTCGATTGTGCCGATAGCACGTCGTGGTCCACCCAGGTCGCATTCGCGCTGTCGGAGGGTCTTTACATGATCGATTGTGGCCCTGCCGGAGATACCATCGCCGACGCAGCGACGGTTAAGACAGGTGCCGGGATCGATACCTATGCAATGAAGATCCTCTTCGGGGATTGGGTCTACTGGCTTGACACGACGAACGGCGGTCAGATCAGATTGATCAGCCCGACTGCTTTTTCGGCCGGTCTGCTTGCCAATTTGTCACCGGAGCAATCAAGCTTGAATAAGCAGATTCAAGCAGTCGTTGGAACGCAGAAGACCGCTTCCAACACCCAGTACTCCCAAGCTGATTTGCAGCAACTAGCGGCAGCTGGCATTGATGTGATTGCAAATCCCGCACCCGGGGGTGCCTATTTTGCTCCGGTTATCGGGCGCAACGCCTCAAGCAACGCCGTTATCCATGGTGACAACTACACAAGGCTTACGAACTTCATTGCGTCTACCATAAACACCTGGATGGGCCAGGTTGTGGGGCTGCTCCAGACCCCCACGACCCGGCGACAGGCTTTTACGATGCTGGACCAGTTTTTCTTCAATCTCTGGCAGCAGGGCATCATCGGCAACGCCGATGGCACCCAGCCATACAGTATCGTGCTGAATGACACCAACAACTCACCGTCCCAGGTTGCCCTGGGCTACATGCAGGCGAATGTTCAGGTGCAGTACCAGAGCGTCATCGAATACATGCTCGCCGAAATCGAGGGCGGGCAAAGCGTTCAGATTACACGCCAGGCGGTGGCGCCGGCGCAAAATGCTTAGGGGAACCTGATCGATGCCAATCAACAGTTTGAATGTCGGTCGTGATGTAGTGCTGGACATAGTCGACCCCGCCAATGGTGGCGTCTTGGGTTGGACAACGATTACGTCATTCCAGGCGCGTCAGAAGAGTCGGCAGTTGCAATCCATCGCGATGGACGGCACCAACAACTATGCTGAGTTGCCGCAAGGTTGGGACCTCAGCTTTCAGGTTGATCGCTCAAGCCCGGTAGTGGACAACTACTTCGCGACTCTGGAAAACAACTATTTTACCGGTATTCCGACGGTTGGGGCGCAGGTCACGGAAACAGTGTCTGAGGTTGACGGGAGTACGTCGCAATACCGCTACGAGAACCTGACACTCAAGCTGGCTGATAGCGGGCTGAAATCAGGCGACAACTACATCAAGATGAAGATTGAGGGCTCCGCCAGCCGGCGGCGGCAGATCTCCTGATGGCACACGTGACAATGCACGCCGAAGCGGCGCGGGATGATGCGGATGTGCCGCTGGGCCAATTTCGGGTGGTTTGCGATGACGGCAGGCGTATCACCTCCAAACCCATGTTGAAGGTACGCGAGGAGATGGCATTGTCCGAATATATCGGCGCGGACACACGACTCAACCCCATCTGGGTATTGTGGGCGACCATAGCTTGCTGCGTGACGGATATCGACGGTGAACCGGTGAGGATGCCGGTGAGCAAGCTGCAAATCGAAGCCCTGATTGATCGAATCGGCGATGAAGCGATGCGGATGCTGCTGGTACATTATCGGCGTAGCATCGAAGAACGCGAGACGCGCACGCTGGAGAGAGCAAAAAACTAGCCAGGCACCCCGGGTTCAGGACCGCGCTGTATCTGGTCAGCTGCGGGGTGCCCTATGAGATGGCTTTTCAAATGGATCCGGCGGAAGCCTGGGCGACCTGCGTTGTCTTCGGTGAACTCGGGGCCGGGTCGCGAATGCCAGCGCAATTCGATTGGAATACTTTGTCATGGAGCGCGCGTGATGGCGATTGACGTTCGTCTCGGCGACATCCCCCCACTACTGCAGCGGTGGCTGACCGAATGGCAGGCAGCGCAGGCCGCCACGATGGAAAACGCATGCACCATGCTGCAGAGCGAGGCGAAAGGACTTTTAGGGGGCGATCAGAAAACGGCTGGGTTGGGCGACAACATCGAGATCGCCGTGGATGGCGGCAAGGCCTGCGTCGGCGTGGCCAGCCGCATCATAGGCGGTGGCAGCCATGATGATCCCGCGCGTGATATCGGGGAGGTGGCGGTGGCGCAGGAATTCGGCAGCACCGTGACGACGCCTAGGTCATTCCTGGGTGCTGCAGCGGCGCGACGACTGGATGATGTGGGGAGCGTGCTGGCGGAGGGTTTTGCAGGTGCATTCCGCCGCGGCCTTCGCGGTGGTGCGGACCAACGCCGATGATCGAGGCATTCCGTATCGGCGTGCAGATGACACTCGATTCGGCTGATACTCAATCGACGGTGGCGAGCCTCGCGCGTGATTTCACCTCCCTGAATCAGCAGATTGCGCAAAGCCAGAGCGGGCTGTCCGCCGTTCATACGGGGTTGATTGACCTGGCAGGGCAGCAGAAATCGCTGCAGCGAGATCAGGGGTCGGTACCAACCTCAGGGATATGGCAGGTCGCGACGGGGCTACCGCGAAATGAGCCGATGGTCACCTTGGCGCCCGTAGCGCATTCTCCGGAACAGAGCAGCGCGGCTGGGGTGGCTGCAGCGATGGCGCCCGCCGGTATCGCGGCAACCGTCGACGGATTTTGGCCTAACAGGCGGAGCGAAGCGATCGTGCCAGATCCCGCAATGGCGATCTTGCCAAGCTTGGCGACGCTATTGTCCCGTGGCGATCCACGATCCACGGCTTTGCCCGATCTGGCTGTGCTGCAAAAATCTTTGCCGATGGGCGGAGATGAATTTTCGATGCGGGATCCATTTGATCGGGCGGATGCAAATCATGGCTTGCGGCCGGGCGACCGTCAGTTGCTCGATGATCTTTCGGCCCGGATTGCCGGTGTAGGCGGGATCATGACCGCGCACGATTTTGCCGGCGATCGTGCACGCCTTTTGAGTTTTCCAACAACAACGCGGATGAATGAGTCTACTGAACGTGACACGGCTGCGCCTAAATATGTTGGCGACCCACCACAGCCTGGCGGATGGTCGGGCGGCATTTCGGATGTCGGAACAGCATCGACGCTCGCACTTGCCGTCGCCGGAATGAGTTCCACCGCGACTGAAACTGCACGTCTGATGGCGACAATTACGGGTGGTTTCCCGCCGATGGTTGGTCTTGATCAATCTTACCCCCGCATTGCGCCGCCGCCGGTAGCAGAAACGAACATCTTTCGCCCGGAGAGACAGGCAGCGGGTATATCGGACGCTGTTGATTCCGCGCCGGCGTCGGATGCTGGCAGCGCAAGCGAGGCGCCGCCGCTCGTTATCCAGACCGCTGTCCATCTTGACGGCCAGGTGATCGCGCAAGCGGTCACACAGCATATTGTTGACTGGATGAACGGCCCTCTTCCGGGCGCCGGCGGCTTCGACCCACGACGTTCCTATACACCCGTCGAAAGCTGAAGCCATGACTGATACACCTGTTTTGCTGGGCGGATTCGCTTTCACCAGCTGGGCGGTGCCTGAACGAATCAATGGTGGCGGGCGCCAGCGGATGGTGGTGCATAAGCTGATCGGCGGGACCCGCGTTATCGACGTGATGGGTTGGGATGCCGAACAGATCCGATTTTCCGGCCGACTACGCGGTGCCGGCGCAATGCTGAACGCGCGGCTGCTGGAGACCTTGGCTCGCAGCGGGAATCCGACCGTTTTCAGCTATTGGACCAACCGCTATCAGGTGATCGTCGACGCCTTCAGCTGGAGCTTCGAGCGCTACTACGAAATTCCCTATACCATCAGCCTGACCGTGGTGGCCGATCTCACGCAGCTATTATGGCAGAGTGCAGCGGATACGCTGGATGACCTGTTCGGAGCCGACTTCGCGACAGTCAGTGCGGCTGCTGCCGACTTGCCAACCGTCACTGCGGGGCTGGCGCAGGTCGCTACGGCGCAAGCAGCTCAGGGTACGTTGCAAGGTGCCGGGCCACAGGCTTTGCTGCCACTTACCAACGCGGTTGGCACGACGCTCTCAACCGCGCAGAGCTTGCAGTCGAGCCTGGACAGCGGTCTTCCCGCGGCGGCGGCGGGCGGTGTCGTGGCCGGCGCAGACCCTGCCGTTCTGGCATCTTCCTTGACGCAGCAGACGGGCAACATGCAGCTCCTAGCAAACGCAACGCAATCTTCTGCTGTTCTCACGAGGATGCAGAGCAACCTTGCGACGGCTCCACAATGAGCGGCAACACGACATTGACCGTGGCGGGTGGAAACTTGTTTCGTATCGCCGCCAAGAACTCGGCGACGCGACACAATGGAATCGTATTGCGGCGGCGAACGGCCTGTGGGACCCATTTCTTGACGGCGTTGTGACGCTTATTATTCCTCCGGTTGATCCCAACGCAGGTAATGGTGGCATCCTTGGGCAGCCCTAATGCGAACGCCTGGCCGGCGACCCGTCAGCCGGCTATTGCAATGGCGGTGAACGGGCAGCGTGTGCCGGGTTTACTCTCGCTGTCCGTTATCCGCAACAATTTCTTTTCGGCTGATATGTTCACCGCTCGAATTGCGCTCAACGAGACGGGCGCTTTATATCCGACGTCATTCTGGGCGCTGCAGGACAGCGTCGAGCTTAATCTCATGATCGCGCTCGATGGCGGCGCGCCACAAAGCGTGATTCTTGGGCCCGTCGACAAGGTCATGATCAACCAGGCACGACAACTGATGACATTGTCAGGTCGTGATTACACGAGTTCTTTTATCGAGACGAAAACCTCGGAGAAATTTCAGAATCTAACCAGCAGCCAGATCGTTCAAACCCTGGCGGCACGGCAGGGTCTACAGGCGCAAGCACAGGCGACGACCACGCCCGCCGGCAAATACTATGACGTGGACCATGCCGAGGTGACCAATCAGATCAGCGAGTGGACTTTACTAACCTACCTTGCACAGCATGAAGGCTTCAATATCTATGTCGAAGGTAGCACGCTATTCTTTCAACCACCGGCGACTACATCAAGTAGCACGCCGTACATCGTAAATTATGATGGCAGCGGTGCGGTTCCAACCGCGAGCGTGAGCGACCTGATCATGCAACGCGACCTCACGCTGGCTAACGATGTGATCGTGAAGGTCATTTCGTGGAATCACGAGCTGAAAACTGCCATCACGGCAACACGCCAGGCACAAAAAACCCTTCAGCCGACGCGACCAAATGCGATTCCGCCGACCACCTATATCTTTCGCGAACCCGGTCTGACACAAGAGCAAGCCAATGCCGTGGCCGCGGCGCGACTAAATGATCTCACCTTGCATGAACGCCGCATACGTCTCGCGATGCCAGGCGACCTCACCTTGACGCCACGCTCGATCATAACCCTGACCGGCACTGGCACGGACTTTGATCAGGATTATTTCGTCACGGAACTTCGTATTGAATGCGCGATGGACCGTGGCTTTTCCATGCGTGTCGAGGCGAAGAACAGTAGTCCACAATCGGTCGTACAGCTATGAGTGAGGGGTTACGCGACATCATCCAGCGTGAAGTGGAGAGGGCACTTAAACGGCGAGGTTGGCCCCGGATCGGGCTGGTTGACAGCTATGATCAGACGCGCCACGCAGTGAAAGTCAAATTTCTCGACGAGGACAAAATATCCGGCTGGCTGCCGATCGGCTCGGCATGGACCGGGAACGGCTGGGGCTTACACATGGCGCCAGTGATTGGCGCGCAGGTTGTGGTTTCTTATCATGACGGTGACCCGAATGCAGGCTATGTGTCGCATCAACTCTACAGTGAAGTGGACAAGCCGCTCGCGGTGCCGGCCGGCGACATGTGGCTGCAGCACAAAAACGGTGTTGCACTGAAACTGCACGCGAATGGGTTGGTCGAGCTCGTATCGGAAAATATTCAAGCTGGTGCGGCAAATTCGACCTTCCATCAGCTAGTACATGACGCCTTCGTCACTCTATTTAACAATCACTCGCATGGTGGCGTGCAACCTGGCGGTGGCGCAACCGGGGTACCGCAGACGCCGATAACGCAGTCGCAGCTGACCCAGAACCTGATGGGTGCTTGATGGCAGATGCAGCATTAATCTGGCAGAATGATCTGTCATTCAGTCCGACGTCGGACCTGTTTTTGACGATGGGTTCGGAGGCGGGTCGGCAACGGGTGATCCGGCGGCTACTGACAAATCCGGGCGATTACCTCGGTCACCCTGGTTATGGGGCCGGGCTGCCTGCCATGGTCGGAACGGCGGCTACACCGGCTCAGGTAGAAGCGGTGGTGCGCTCGCAGATGTTGCAGGAAGTCGCAGTCGCAGCTGATCCGCCACCGCAGGTGACAATCGGCACTATACTCAACGGGATCTCGGTCATTGCGCAGTACAATGATGCGCAGACTGGAGAGCCCATAATGATTGGCTTCGACGTGAACAGGTGAACCGATGAGCGGTAGCATATCCGGACAGACTCAGGGCTTCACCGCGCTAGTCAGTGGCCAGGTGAACGTGGTGCAGGCGGCTGCGCTGCCGACCGCACCGCTGGATTTCACCACTGGTTCGGTGCTGCGCGCAATTGTTGAAGGCGCCGCATGGCTGGGGTTGTGGTTGCAGGGACTGATGTTGCAAGTGCTATCGCTCACTCGGGCGTCTACCAGCAACGGTTCAGATCTCGACAGTTGGATGGCCGATTTCACGCTTACGCGAATTGCGGCCACCTATGCGACAGGGCAGGTCATATTTTCAGCATATACGCCGCCGTTGCAAGCGGCCACCATCCCGGTCGGAGCAATGGTTACCACCGGTGATGGTTCCCAGACGTTTGTGGTTATCGCCGATTCAACTCAACAGTTTTGGAATGCGGTTGCCAACGCCTACATTTTTCCAATAGGCACCAGTTCGGCGACGGTCACGGTACAGGCTACGACAGCTGGTACGGCCGGAGACGTTGCGGCAGGACAGATATCACTACTTGCAACGCCGATTTCTGGCATAGACAGTGTGGTCAATCCGAAAGCGTTGGGCGGCGGTGTTGCCGCCGAGACAGATGCCGCCTTCCGCGCCCGCTTCGCCAATTTCATAAATACCAGGTCGCTGTCGACTGCGGCTGCCGTAGGTTATGCGGTTTCCACCGTTCCGGGCGCAGTATCTTATGCGCTGACCCAGAATTACGATCTTAATGGGAGCTACGATCCGGGATCAATTTATGTCGTCGTTGATGATGGCAGCGGTAATCCACCGGGCAGCCTGATTTCTTCGGTATCGGCAGCGGTAGACGTTACTATCGGCTGCGGCGTTCGTTTTTCGGTGTATCCCCCGACGCTAATACCGGCGAACGTGTCGATGACATTGCTTACACAGTCGGGCTATAACCACGCCACTATCGTTGCGGCGGTGCAGTCTGCGGTGACCGCCTATATCAACGCATTGCCGGTCGGTGGAACGCTCGCCTTCAATCGGCTTCCACAGGTCGCATTTGATGCCGCGGCGGGCATCAGTAATATCGAGGGGCCGGTAGTGAATGGCGGTAACTCCGACATCGTTGCTACAGCTCAGCAGGTTATTCGCACGACATCAGTCGTGGTTTTGTAGATGGCAACCGGTGATCAGGCTGATGTTACGCAGCGATTAACAGCGCTGCTACCGCCGTGGTTTCCCGCCGGTGCATCTCCTATATTGAATGCAGTATTGCAGGGACCCGCTTGGGTGCTGAGCGCGGTCTACAGTCTTGTGCAGTATGCCACGGGGCAGACCCGTATCGCCACCGCCATAGGCGGCTGGCTTGACCTGATCGCCTATGATTTCTTCGGGCGCGCCCTTTCGCGGAGCCCAGGTCAGAGCGACGCCGATCTCTTGAACCATATTCAGCGTGAATTGCTGCGACCCCGAGGAACGCGCTCGAGCCTTATAGCAGCGCTGCAGGACCTGACGGGTCAAACGGCGACGGTAATTGAGCCCTGGCGCCCATCCGATTGCGGCGCCTACGGCTATGGCGGATTGGGATATGGCGTCAGTGGCTGTTATGGCTCGCTCGCTTTACCAACTCAGTGTTTTGTTACGGCTTATCTGGGCAACGGGGCGGCCGATTCTGACATCTACACATTAGTAGCGGATACGATACCCGCCGGTACTACGGCATGGACACAAATCAGCACCTGAGGCACGCATGGATCGCAATATTGTATATCCCAGCAGTATCCCGCAGGACGTTGACATTCTCAACCCTAATCGCAACGCCATGGTGGCTATCGGCTATTTGCTGCAGGCGACGCTCGGCACCAACGTTATAGTGGATGGGCTGACGTGCTTGCCTGCAACGACCGGGCTTGGTGTTGTTATCGGTCCGGGGTCGAGCACCCAACTGACGACCATCGATCCGATGAGTTATGGTTCCTTTGGTGCTGATACCGCTGACCCGTTGATGAAAATGGGCATCAATATCTCGCCGGTGGTATTAAATCTTTCGGCACCGGTGACACCAGGCTTGTCGATGAATTATCTGATCGAGGCGGTGTTTTCGGAATATGATTCCAATCCCGCAGTTCTGCCATATGTCAACGCGGCAAATCCGAATCAGCCATTCAGCGGCCCTTCAAATTCGGGTGGAGCGCAGAATACCCTCCGGTTGCAGCGGGTGGTTTTGCAGGCAGTCGCGGGCGATGCGACTACATCTGGCACCCAACCGACGCCAACGCCGGATGCCGGATACGTCGGATTGTTTGTCGTCACTGTGGCCTATGGTCAGACGGCGGTGGTCGGCAGCAATATCGCGCCGTTGCCGACAGCACCATTCATCCCATGGAAGCTGCCGACGCTTAGCCCCGGGGTGTCGCGGATGGCGGTGATTACCAGCAGCGAACCGTGGATTGTTCCGGCTGCCGTCACCCGGATCAAGGCACGACTTTGGGGCGCAGGCGGCGGGGGAGGCGCTGGTGGCGGCCTAGGGTATGTCGGCGGCGGTGGCGCAGGCGGTGGGTATGTAGAAGCCTTTTTTGGCGTGACACCCGGCCAAGTGCTCACATTGTCGGTTGGCGTCGGCGGCACAGCGAGTGTCGATGGGGGTGCTGGTGGGCCAACCAGTCTGGACGTGCTTGCTACCGCCGGCGGCGGGTCATCGGGGACTGTGGGCGGCGCTGGCGCAGTCGGGGTTGGTGGCGGCTCGCCGGGCAGTGCCAGTGCACCGGGGGCGATCGGCACGCCCTATCTCGTGACGGGCTTGTTAGGTCAGAACGGCATTGCCAACGGGTCCGGTCTGATCGGCGGCGGCAGCGGCGGCGCCGACGGCCGCATCGGCGCATTTGGGCCGGCCGGCACGACGGCGACCAGCGTAACCGGCGGATCACCCTCCTACCCTGGTTCGGGAGGCACCGGCGGCGTCGGCAATGGCGGAGGGGGCAATGGCGCTTCCGGTCAGATCACTATCGAGTGGTAGGGCGCAATGTCGGGTAGTGCACCAAATCAATCGCGGACGATCGTTCTGCCGGTCAAGCCCTCGATTGGCTTCAGCCTGGTCTGGCCGACGGCGGACCCCGGCGACATGCTCGATTATTGTCTGGACATCACCGCATGGCTAGCGGATGCCGGAACGACAATAGCACAAGTTGACGCGACAGCGTCACCCCTGGACGGCGTCATCCAGCTTCCGTCCTACAGTTTCAGCGGCGGTGTGATCACGGTGCAGATCGGTGGCGGGGCAGTGGGCACGACCTATGCCATCGGCATCACGGTAATTCTAGCCTCCGGAGAGCATCTACACCGTGGCATAGCACTGTCGATCGCGGCTCTGACGCAATCGGTGCCGGTTCCTGCGGATGCACTGACAGTGAATGGTTTGCCGCTCTCGGTGCTCGGCAATCCCTTGGAAGCAGGATAAGCAGTATGACCGAAGTTTCCACGTTGCCAGCTCCTGTCGGCGGTGCCCAGACCACGGATGTGGTTCCACTGGTGCGGCCGGCGGTGGGCAGCCAAGTCGCCACGCCCTACGCGCTGTCTCTGATATCGTTGCCATTGATTACGCTTGCTGCAAGCACGACAGACACCACGCCAACAACCCTTTCAGCAAACTTGAATACGCTGGTTCTGTCCAGCAGTATCTGCGCATTTCGCTATTCAGGTCATTGCAAAGCGGTGAACCCTACAACCGGGCACTATACTACCTGGGATATTGCCGCGAGCGTGAAGCGCAGTGTTCTGTGGCAAAATCCAACCCTCGACTTCAATACGGTTGTGGTTCTTTACACCGACAGTGACATGGCGGCTTGCTCGTTGGTGGCGAATGTCAATTCAGCTGGCTTGGCTCTTGTCGGTATCGGTTTGGCCGGGACGGTGCTCAATTGGACGGCGTCGCTGTTGGTGTCGTAGAGGGAAAAGTTGGTATGAATCGTGTCATTCTTACGACGTGGATTTCCTTGTCTGCTATCACTCCCGCGTGTGCACAAACAAAGCTTGATCCTTATGATATCATAACAGGAACGACTACCGGAACGGTTGCTGCCGGGAACGATGCCCGCATCACAGGCGCCGCACAGACCGAAAATAACCTATCGGATTTGGTGAGTCCGGCCGCAGCGATTGTTAATCTGGGACTCGGACCGACAGCTCAAGTGACGTTTGGCAGCATGTCGGTCGGTAATCAGTCCGTAGCATATTGGAACAATTATGGGGTACCGATATTGCAGGTGGGAGCGCTTGGTGCGGCCAATTCCATCGTTGGTTTAGCAGACAACAACGTTTCGGTCGGTACGATAGCATTTCCGACAGCTGTGACGGGTTCGGGGTATCTCAACAGCGCCGGCGGCCAGGTATTCGGATTCTACGGTCCGGCCTATGCGAACACGACGGGAACCGCAACAAATGAACTGGATTCATTCAACCTGACATCGACGTCGCCAGATACTAATTTGCCGCCTAACCGATCGTTCGGTACGCCGACGATTGTGCCGATCGCACTGACTCTTGGGGCCGGTGGCAAGGCAGCTTCGTCAATGGCGCTCGAAATCGTCCAGGAAGGTAGCAGCCCACAAAGTTTCGAGAACGGCATTTATTTCTCGCCACAATCCGTACTTGGTTATGGCATCTTCATGGATGCGACGGCAACCCAGGGCGCAGCTTCGCCGCTGACAATCAAGACGACAGGGTAGGAGTCGCCGAGAACATCCTGGTGGTGGGACCGTATGCAGCCGCGAACGCGATTTTCACAATGTCGAACACTACCAACGGCAACTTCGCCTCGATAAAGCAGGATGGGACATACGCCAATGCTGGCTGGACCTTGGGCGGGAATGGCGTCCTCACTGGCGCCGCGGCGGCAACTTTGACCGGGACCGGTCCTCAGCCGACAAATCTTGGCAGCACTGGTGCTGGTGGATCACCAACTGCTTTCATGGGCGCTCAGGCTGATCAATCCTATTTCACACTCTCGGAGACCAGTGGATTTGCGCTCACGTATGCCACCAATCAGACCACTATAATCATTGAGGGTGGTGTCGCTACGCTGGCATCCGGTACGATCAAGCTCCCCCCTGCGCCCGTTGACGGCCAGATTGCCAGAGTCGCCTGTGGCGTAAGCATTACAACGCTCGCTCTACAACCCAATACCGGCCAGGCACTGCGGACGCCCACTACAAGTGCTTGTGCACCAGGATCCGGGCATGCCTGGATGTACACGGCCGCGTCGGCCTCCTGGTACGGGCTGTACTGACGGCCACGGCGGCGGTCATAAGGCTGCGCCGGCTTAATCGAATCCAAACTCAGGGTTTTTTGACATGACGGAAATCATCGGACTGCCGACGCCGACTGGCGGACCAGCGCCTGGCGATGTGCGTCCGTTGGTTCGTTCAGACAGCAACGGCGCCGAAACCGCATTCGCCATGCCGCTCTCCATGGATGCTGGGTTTCTGCCGAATGCCCCCAATGGGGTTCCGCTGGCACAGATGGTTGCCGATCAATTCGTGCTGCGTAGCTATGGTTATGTCGGTAACGGCGTCTCGAATCCGGTTGGATCGCTTTATCCGACTCTCGCCGCAGCGCAAGCGATTTATCCATCGGCGCTGGCGCTGACCGATGAAATCGATGGGCTTGCAATTCAGACGGTGATCGATACTGCGAGCGCATCCGTACTGCAACTCGAGTTTCCGCCGGGCACCGCCATGTGCTCACGTCCACCGGTAACGCCGGGGTCGTTGAATGTGGTGATCCGTGGGGCATCGGCAGGGGTGACCAACATCCTGGCAGTAAATCCGGGTACGGATGGTTGGCAGCATGGGTTATCGACACCTGGCCAAGGTCGTTTTGAGGCCCATGATATCGGTTTTCGATGCACCGGTGTTGGTGGCACCGGGCTGAATCTTGCGTTCAGTGGTGCAGTGCCGGCGCTGCAACTCGATGGCGTCGAGGTCTTTGGCTGGGCAAACGAGACTTCAGATTATTGGAGCTACGGCGTGCAGGCGACGGACGCCGCCGCGTCAAAAATCTATCGTTCTAGATTCGGAGGTATAATCGGCGGAACACCGATAGCCAGCAATGGTTTGGTATTCATGTCCAATACCAACTCGTCCGTACAGATGTTTTTCTCAGATCTGCAGATCCTTGGATTCAATTACGCATTCGAATTTCTGAATAACGATTCCCCGGGCATAGAAGGAATATTCATGCGCGGCGTGAATGTCAACAGCTGCAATGGCTTCATTACTCAAATGAATCCTGGCTACCCAACGACCGGTTATCAGCCGCCGCAATGGGTATTTGATCACTGCGAGTTGGAAACATTTGGTCAGACATTCAATTTCACGGCTGCCTACGGTATCTGGATATCAAATTGCCTAGGTTATCAATTGGGCGGCTCAGGCTATAACGTCATGCAATTCGCGAACTGCTACGGCGTCGTTATCAGGTCAACGATGTTCCAGTCGCTGCAGGCGGCGACGCCGGTCAACCTGATCCATGTGGCAGGCAATTGTCAGGACTTCGATATCCTTGATAATTTCTTCTACGTTTTTGGCGGTCTTTCCGGTCAGGGCATATTGATCGATAACGGGAATCACGCGATTGTGGAAGCGGGCAGTCATTTCCCGGTCTTTCCAAGCACCACCTCAAAGGTTACTAACAACGCTCAGGGCGGCGGTACTGGCTCGGTGTCAGTCACCAATGCATTATACGACGGCGCTCAGGCCTCTCACGATGGTAGCATCCTATATGCCGGCACAGCCACGGGTGCTGTCAATATTTCCGGGCAGCTTTCGGTCAGCTTTCCATCGGGGCTGTTTTCGGCGTCCCCGGCCACGTTGCTGGTAGTTAATGGCGACTACGGAACAACCGGCGTGGAACCGCAATTGTTGTGGGGTTACAATACCGCAGCCGGCTTCGTAGTGGCATTTCCCGGCGTCCCATCGGGCACCAACGTGCGGGTGAACTACCTGGCCAGGGGCACGTAGAGACCGGTTCGGTCTAGAAAGCGGCGTGGAACGAGGCATGGCATTCGACGTCGGTAGGTCCTAAAGTTGGCTGATAATTCGGAACGAGCGCGGCAGACGCATGATGTCTCCGAGGCACATGTTCGAGCGGTTGCAGCAGAAGAGGCCGATCGGGTGTTGGTGCGATTTTGTCGCGACCGCCTTGATCTGGATCTCGATGACAGCAGCGCGCTGAAGGCGTTTCGTGCAGATATTGAGTTTGCTCATCGCGGCCGCGTGCAGATGGAGGCGCGCATGGGATTTTGGAAGGTGGCCTATCTGGCCGGCATCACCGCAGTGATCTCCGCGATTGTCACATATATCGCCGGTTATGTTTCCGCCTTGATGCATTTTGGGAAACCGCCGCAATGAGAATGCGGGATCGTGTGACCGTACAGAATCTTGTTCTCCGATGCCTTGCCATCGCTATAGGTGTTGTGGCGGGGGCCGCCTGCGTCATTGCTTTGGATCGTTGGGTGCCGCCACCGTCGCGCCTTCAGTTGGCGGTACGGTCGGCAGCCCAGGCGGATGATGAAGTTCGCCTATTCGGTCCGGGAGATAGGAGTGAACGCTGTACGGGGCAATTGACTGAGTGGCTGTCGTTATGGCTTTTCTGGCCGCCGCCGATTACCGCCGCCGGCAGCAATACCGCTCGGTCATTCCGTCCTTCATCCGCCGAGACCGCCAGCACCATCCGATAGGCTGGTGGCTCCACCGTCTATGGAACGTCCGCAGGTGGAAATTTCGCCACCTTAGTTTTGAAAGCAACGATCTTGAAAATGAAATATTTGGTTACGTTCATGCGTGCCCGGATAGCCGAACCTAGCACCCGCGCCGGGGCGGCGGCCGCCCTCGGCGTCGTTGCAACTGCGCTCGGTGCAGCGGGCAGTGGTCGTGCCGCGATGGGCGGTGTCCTGGTGGCGGCTCTTCTGGCCGCTGTTTCCGCAATGGTGAAGGCAGATCCGAGGGCGGTTGCGGTGGTGCAAGCCATCGCGGCGGCCGGTGCCGAACTGGCGCCGGTGGCGGAGGTTTTGTCGCCGGCGGTGGCGCCGCTGATTGCTGAAGTGACGTCCGAATTGCAGACTCTTGCAGCCTCGGATGACGCGGCGTCAACGACCGTGAGGTCGTACGTCGCCTGATCCGCTAATTTTGTAACATCCTGGAGTAACCCATGCGCTCCGATCTGCTTCATGTCATCGCCGCAGTGGCCAATCCGGTTCGCTGGCAAAGCCGTATTCGCCTCGCCGGCGAATTCATCGAGCACATGCTCGACAGCGGGGTTCAGGTTACGATAGTTGAATGTGCCTATGGTGATCGACCGTTTGACCTTATTGATTTGCCGCATATCAACCATGTTGGCGTGCGTTCGAAGACGTTAGTGTGGAACAAGGAATGTCTGCTCAATATCGGAATGTCCCGTTCTCCGTCGGCCAAATATCTTGCGTTTTTCGATGCGGACATTCGTTTCCGCAAGCCGGGCTGGGCCGCCGAGACGGTGCATGCGCTGCAACAATATGACGTTGTTCAGCCCTGGTCTGATTGCTATGATCTGGGTCCGGATGATGACCATCTGCATACGCATCGCTCGTTTTGCCGGCTCTGGGCGGATGGGCGGCCCATTATGCAGGGACCGAACGCGTTGGATGGCTATCAATTCGGGCATCCCGGGTACGCCTGGGCCTTCACGCGTCAAGCGCTCGATTGGGTTGGCGGTCTGGTCGAAACGGCCGAATTGGGGGCAGCCGACCACCACATGGCGATGGCACTGATCGGCAAGGTTGGCGACAGCATACCCGGCAACATCAGTACGAGCTATAGGAAGCCACTGTTTCAATGGCAGGAGCGTGCCATGCAACAGATCTGTGGAAACATTTCGTATGTTCCCGGCACGATTGAGCATTTCTGGCATGGTGCGAAAGAACGACGCGCCTATGTTGATCGCTGGACCGTGCTCACAAGAAACGAATTCGATCCCTATAACGATTTGAAGCGCAACAGCTTCGGCGTTCTGGAACTTGCTGGCAACAAGCCGCAATTGAGACGCGATATGGATGCGTATTTCCGCAGCAGAAACGAGGATGCGACCACACTGAGCTGA